CGCTCCGGTGGCCGGATTGCCTAGCGCCCCATTGGCCATATTGCCATAGACAATTAGTAGTGAGTTGTAGGCTATAGGGGCAGTGAATGTAGCCGTGTAAGCCTGATTGGTAGTGGAGGAATTACCCACTATTCCATCGAGTGCTCTATCAAGGTAATCTCCAGCGCCCGTGTAAGTATTTTGACTTGTGGTGGAAACACTAATATTGTTCGGCGTCCAGTTGTTGCCGTTGTTCGAGCCGTCCTTGCCCAGCGTGGTCGCGGTGTTAGACGAATTGTCCGCGAAATCGAGTTTGAACCCGTTGGTCCCGTAGGTGCCGGTGTACGCCTTGGGCACCCATACGCCTGTGGTGGCGTCGAATTGGCCAAAGCTGGTGGGGTCTAGGGCTTGGCCATCCACCAGATGCACATCGGCCAGATAGGCATCGCAATAGCTATAGCCACTGGATCCCCATGTAGTCCCTATACGATTGTTTGAGTTCGCATAAATAAATCGACCAGTATCGTTTTGAGAGGGATAGACCGCCGTTGAAAAAGCTGTAACCCTAACCCCATTGACAAATAGCCGATAGCGATTGCTGCTTGTTGCATTAGTTGTGTCCCATACAAGGACGAAGTGATACCAGGCAGAAGGATCGCGGAATACTTGGCTTGTGGTCAGTGCAACATTGTAGCCAGGGTTTGTGACCGTAAAAGTATCGCCGGCATCAAACTGAATGTAAGTCGCGTAGGTCGATGACCCGTCGTAGCCAGAGAATAAACAGCTTGTGGCTCCCAGTTTTGTCCGCTTGCACCACCATGAAAGTGTTGACGTTGTGTTGCTGGTGTTTGCGGATGAAACGGTGCGCCCGCAGTAGGCACTGTCACTACTATTAAATCGTAAGCTCCTGCTAACGTTGTACCCTGTGCTTTGACCGCCTGCACCCAGTAATGCAGGATTATGAAAAATCGACATGATATAAATTCCTAATCAAGAATAGTTAGCAGTAAACACAGTATGGATACTGGTGCTGCTACGAACCACATAATCTACGCGATCTACTGCATTAGCACTACTGGAAAGAGTAGGCGCTGCCCCTGCCGGGAAATCCCAGTAGCTTCCCCAGGTCACAGTTCGTCCGCCAGTTGCATCCTGCACTAGGAAGATAGATCCGCTTTGCCCTGCTGTCAAGTTCGTTGGGTTAGCAATAGATCGGTTGCCGCCAAGTGTAACCGTGAAGTTGCAATTAGCTGCAAAGTCAGGAGTAATAGTTGCACCATCTGTCAAAGTTCCAATTTCTGCAACAGCTCCATTCTTAACTGTTACAACACCGCTGGAGCCAACACTAAAACGCAGGCTGCCACCAGTAGCAATGCCAATCTGATCAGCACCAGGGCTGTACAAACCTGTATTAACATCACCAGTAAACGTATAAGATGGTGCACCAGCAGTGCCTAAGTTATTAGAAAGCTGACCTGCGCTACTAACACTAAACCTTAAAACACCAGCTGTACTGAACCCAAGTTCGTTAGCAGCAGGGTTATAGATGCCCGTATCAAGGTCTGCATCAAAGGTAATACTAGGAACTGCTGCACTACCACTTGGGAAATTTGCTCCTACGTTAACATAATCAGAACCAGCAAGGATAACACCGAAGAAATCAGCACCCGTACTTGGAGCCGATGCAAAAATAATATTGCCACCACTTAAACGGAACCCTTCTGTACCGCTATCATCAGGACGCTGTACAACACCACCAACAGAAATTAAACATTGTTGGGAGTTTAACGGAGGTGGAACTGGAGCAGCCCCGTTAACACGTAAAGGAAAACTGGTAGTACTACTGTTAAACGATCCACTAATATCGTCAATATTCCGATAGGTAGGATATGCTACCTGCAGGTCGTTACCAAGATACGCCACAGTTTTTCTTTAGTCAATAATTGTTATTCTACTGGAGTTGTATTAGGACCAGCAGTAGAAGGTGCTTCAGGCCACTTGATCTGTTGTGGCTCATATCCTTTATAGGTTTGAGGAAGATCACGTAGGATTTGCCGATATCGTGACCACTCTCGTTGATCAACCGTGCATCCTGTTGTCATGGTCCAATCGGTTTGCTCCAGCAGAACATCCCGTTTAATTCGGACTTCCTCCCAAGTGGCTGGTTCAGCTGCTACAGCTGCATCATCAGCTTGCAGTTTACCTAATTGGAAATAGATGATCTTTAATTCAGCTTCTATTTCTTGTAAACGTTGTTCTAAAACTGCAATGCCGTAATTAGTTGTTAGGCCCATTGTTATGGCGTTTGCTCAAGGTAGCTAACAACAACATCAAGAGCTGATGCTGTATCAGAACGCGCCTGTAATTTATCGCCTGACTGCAAAATAACTTTATTACCGTTGACCAATTCTAAGGAGGAACCCGCAGGCACTGGTGCGTTCCGAATTAAGTAAACATCGTCACCACTGTTTCGGTTTAAATAAACATCAACATTGGCACTGCTTCCAGTCTTATTGGAAACTAGAACACTGAGGATGATCAGTGTTGCAGTGCCACCTGACGTAACGACAACAGCAGTCGGATCTGTAATGACAGCAGTAACCAGACTGGATTTGGTGTCGTTTTTAAACGTATTTGCCATGTCAACCTAAGGCAACAATAAGAGGAATGTTGTCAACGTTTGTGAACGAACCGCTAACTGTCAAGCTACCGGCAATCGAAACGTTCCCGCTAAACAGTGCGGTACCTGATGAATCTATTGTAACGCGGGCAACACCACCCGTTACGATAGAGATTTGGTCAGGACCACTGCTCAGTAAGCCTGTATTGGGATCATTTGCAAACTTCAAGGCACAGCTTGACAGGCTGCCTGGTGAGAGGCGCATGTTGGTGCCATCCTCCCGGAGGAGAGGAAAGCCACCAGCACTTACACCATCATGAACAACACAAATGTTCTGTGATGTATCAACGGTAACTTCACCTAAGGCACCAATAAAGCCAGCTGTTTCAGCTGTTGTGCCTCTTCTGAACTGTACTTGTGTTGACATAGTTTTATCCTAATGCAATTGCAATTGCAGTAGCAAAGTCCTGAGTAGCGGCAGTACCTGTTTCATCAGGCAGCGTAAATGTGCGATCAGCCGTTGGATTTGCTGGAGCTAATACCGTTTCAAAGGCATCAACACCAGAACCTTCAAAGGTGATGCCAGAAGAATCCAGAACAATGCTGTTAGCTGTACCAACAGCCTTAACATAAATAGCATCTGAAGTTAACGAAAGTAAACCCGCAACTGTTGTGGTTGTACTGCCTAATGCAACAGATGTTGAACCAAGCGTAAAGCTGGAGTTCTGCAGTTGGCTGTTGGGAATGGCGCTGGTGCCAAACTCACCTGTGCTGCTGTTGTAGGTTAAACCGGAACCAACAGCAACACTGAAGTGAGCGCGTGCTTCGCTAGCAGATGGACCTGTGTATGTAATAACGCCAGTGGTGTTGTTATAGCTAAGAGAACCATCACCACCGCTGTCTGTAACGCTAATTGCCAGGCGGGAGCGGGTATTGGTGTAATAAAGATTGGTGTTCTCAGGAACAACGCTGGTATCTAAAGTTGTTGCAACAGCTTGATTACTGACATTACCTAAAAAGATACGTCCACTATTGAGGTTGGGAGTAGCGTTAGTACGACCCGGACCAAGAACAAGAACACGACCATTAACACCAACATCAGTAACCTTACCGATGTTTTGAATTAAGTTTCCCTCTCCAGTTGGAGGCGTTGTTGTAAACGTACCTGGTGTTGTGCCGACATAAATTGTCTGGCCAACAGTGTAAGTACTGGTATCAATTTGTTTTGCAATACCAATAGCAACAACACTGCCGTTATTGCCACTAGGAATCTGCTCATAGGCCAGGCCAATGGCTGGCATCTTGGCAGGATTACTGGCGTCAGCAGGGGCTACAAGCGGACGGCCGGAGGCATAACCTGCAATGTAAACTGGAGTACCACGAGGAATGGCAGAGCCAGTTTCATTACGAACTAGCTCAATGATGGTGGCAGCAGGGCCAACGTCATAAGCAGGAGAGTTACCAAGAGCAACAGCTGTTGTAATACCAAACGCATCAATAATGTTAATAACACTATTGGTTAACGAGGCATTTGGAATATTTGCTAAAGAATATTGGCCAGTGCTGCTGTTATAAGTAATACCCGTTGCTGTTGATGCGCTAAACAACCCACGAACAACAGAGTCGGTAACCTGAGTAAAGGTAAAGGCGCCAGTACTGGAGTTATAAGTTAAGCTTCCAAGTCCAGTATTAGGAGCTGGATTTGTCGTTGATAACGAGATAGACCCGCGTGCACGAGTATCTGTGTAGTAAAGATTAGTACCTTCTGCTAGATCAGTTGTAGTATTACCAGCAAGATCAAGCTTATCTGTAGGAGTATTGACCTCCTGAAAATAACCGTTGACTAATGCTAGGGCTTTACGTGTTGCCATCTTATTAGCTCAGAAGGATAGGAACTTCGGGTTTAATGCAGAGTTGGGCAGTGCTTCCTGCCTCTCCAACCCGCGTAACAAATTGACCTGCTGTAGAAGGCGGCGTCAAGGTAATGGATCCTGCACTGGCAGCAGATAAGAAATAAATTTCACCTTCATTCAAGCCAGAAACTGACAAAACTCCACCAACTTGAATAGTAATTGTTAGGCCAGTGCCTTTATTTTCTTTTGCAAATCCAAGGACAGTTGCTTGATCTACCGTGCCACTAGCAATTGCTTTATAAACTTTTCCGTCTGCAGAGCTAACATAAACAGCTTGACCTTGTACTAATGTTTCTCCTGCAATCAGATCAATCTCCAGGCTACCTGCACGCCTGGTAGGAAAACCTTCTTTTAAATCAATGAGAGCATCGACAAGACCACGGTAGTTTGGTGCATAAGGTTCTCGTGCCATTGTTACACCTTCTCCAATCATCAGGTCAACAAGGACCGCCAGAGCACCTTCAATATTAGGTTCGTATCCGGTAGCCACAAATTAGCCCTGCCTTAAATGTTATTCTAATTCGTTAAACCCTTTAGAATAAGTAGAGGAAAAAATTCTGTAGATGACACCTGAGGTAATCATTGCAGCCATTACCGCAGGGCTTGCGGCATTTACTGGGTTGTCAAAATCGCTTTCAACCTTTAACGAACGGATTAATGCCAGGTTTGAAAAGATTGAAAATAACTATGACCGCCTAGAGAACACGATCATTCGTGATTACGTTCTTAAGCAAGATTTTCTCAGAGAGATGCAAGCTGTTCATCAGAAACTTGATCGCATCTGGGACCATATGATGAACCACAAGATTTAAACAGCAACCCAACTAGCACTGGTGCTGTTATAGATATAGAGACCTGGAGCAGACTTGTCGTAGTGAAGCTGACCATCAACGGGGCTGCTTGGGAAACCGCTAGCTGACGTGGACACTACAGCTTTAGGCAACCGCCAGGTGCTGCCGTCATACACCTTAAAGATCTGCGTGCTTGCTGTATCTAACCAGCTTTCCCCTTTTGAAAGAGAAGTGTAACCAGTAGGTACAGCGTTAGGAGCAGTGTTGCCAACATGGATGGGGCCAACCTTAATGAGGTTGGGTGTTCCCGCGTTATCACGGAAGTACAGGCCAGGCTCAGTAGCGTTGTAATTGAGCGCAAGTTCTGCATCACCTAAACGACTGGGAAACACCCTGTCATAAAGAAGACTAGAACGTAAACGTAGGATTTGAACTGCCATGTTTAGTTATTCAGATAAACGCCACAATCAATCTGTGTAAAGGGCGGTGTTGTCGGTACACCGTTGACATATGTACCGCAGTCTAGAACATCTGGTGTTCTTGTTCCTGTAGCAGGATTGTAATCAAGTGGAGTTCCATTTAAGTAGGTACCGCAATCAATCTCACCAAAGCGGAAGTCAGAGCTGTAGTCTGTTAATGGTTGATCAAGCATACCAAATTTGGCAGTCTTGATCAGGTCCATATCAATGTTGAGCATCTTCTGCATGACCGTCAACATTGTGTTGGTAACGTTTAACGGAGTGCCTGTAAAGCTAAAGCGATCACTATTGGGATCATTGGGATCGTATTGAGCATTGCGGCGGATGTTATCTGTCACCAGCTGAGTCACCAGGTTGGGGTCATAGTTACCTACCTGTGTTGGCTGGTTGCGGTCCCCACTGATGGATTTAGCGCCAGTCCAGGGCATCCCGTAGCCCATCATTTGCAAGCGTTCAGCCGATACCCGAAGCCGTTCATTCTCTTTCTCTAGACGCTTGAGGAAGATTTCAATGGACTCACCAGCTGGCGGGTCATTGGGTTCAAGCAACCAAGTGCCAATATATTCGTGTGGTTTTAAGTTGGTTACTTTGCAATAACCACCCGTTGTTTGACTAAAGGGATAGATAATAACAAAGTTATTAGCATCAATAATCTGACTAACAATATACTCACCAGTAAGAGCATTTCCGCTTGTAAACTCAACATTAACGCGGGTATTTAAGCCTAAACCGTGAGGCTCATCCGTTGTAATCGTGATGTTAGGACCTGATTGTGTGTAGCGTCCGCTCAGGTTTAAGGGATCATTCCCTTCATCATGAACAATGGACCACATGGCAGCATAAATATGTTTACACCACCGCAGTTGATAGTACGCCAGTAAAGGTCTAGACTGCTCAGCACTATCTTCATATGTGGGAAGCTGATAAAAATTATTGATTACAACATAGCCAAAATCTGAATAAACACCAACATCATCTCTGGTTTCAATCAGATTGCCATCACGATCTAATCGGTAACCAGGTCGAACCGACCCTGCAAGTGTATTAGGAAACTTGCGACGCTCCTGCTCTTTATAAAAATCAAATGTTTCCCGCTTTAAATAGTCTTGGCAAGTGCATTGATAACGTATCTCTGTTGTTAGAAACCGGCCTACAGTAAATCCTCGATGAGCAGGAACAACTGTCTTTGGCACGCCTTGACTGGTGTTAGATGGAAGATTAGTAACTGGATCAAATAAACGCGTTCCATAACTATCATCACGTTGGAACAACACTTCATTGGTTGATAAATCAACACCAGTAACGGTATAGCCGACATAATCATCATAGTTATATCCACGGATTCTGCGATTAACAACCAATCCACCAGATGTAACGCCGCTGCTTAAAGTTGTAATGGTGAACTGAGTACTATTTAAAACAGTTACTGTGTACAAACCAGAGGTTACTGCACCGCTGGTTACAGCCACAAACACTTCATTTCCGCTGGCAAGTCCATGGGCAGCAGTGCAGGTTACGGTGACTGTAGATCCTGCTCGTGAGTAGGTGGAAAAGATGCCAGGGTCACGCTCAATAACCCTGTCTACCAGGCGCTCACCGGCAAAGAAGGTCACTGGTGTTAGGATAGAGCGTAGACGCACCCGTTGCTGAACCCAGTTTGGATCTGTAAACGTGGTGACCTTAAAGAGCGTTACATTGCCACTGGTACTAATTGAGCTTGCTGCTGTACAAGTAAAGGTATTGGTTGTGGTGCTAGTAATGGTTAACGTGGCATCAAGTGCTGCGCCACTGCTGAAATCCAGATAGATAGAATCACCAACTTTATACCCATGCTCAACGCTCGTAATTGTTAAGGTCGTCCCACTTTGTAAATAAGTTCCATTCTTTGCTGCTTGCATGTAGCGCACAGCAAGAATAGGTAAACCAAAGTTATAAAAATTAAATGAGTTGGCATCACGCACACCAACCATTTGCTCTCCAATCTCGCTATGTGTACTTGGAAAAGTAAACATTCGAGCAGGAATAAATACTCCAGGGAACTGCTGAAATGCGCAGTACATCCTGAAGTCACCACGGGTATTGCGGCCTGTTGCTCCGCTTCCCAAATAAGTTTGGGTTAGCGTGTACAGCTCATAACCACGCCTCCAGCGGTTCCACATGGAGTCATGATTGTAGAAACGAATTCGACTGACCTGATTACGATCAGCCGGTTCAAAATCAAACGGATTAGTATCTATTCCTAATTGATATTTAGTTGGTTTTTTATTGATCTTGTCGGAGAAGTTTTTGAAACTACTATCGAATCTTCCACCAAAACTATCTTTACGCCTAGGCATTTAAAGATAACCCTTCGCGGGGATCTCCTGGATAAGGATAATCTACTTCTTTTATACCCATCATGCGTCGCCAGTGATTGGCCATTTGCACAGCAAGTGACCAATTCAAACGATTTTGTTCTTTTGACCAGGATTCAATATCCTTCACGATCAATAGAAGCCGCCTTGCACACAAACATAGAAACCGTTGGTCAGTGCTGTAGTACCGCTAACAGCTGCATAGAGGGCTTGCCCACGCTCCATTACCAGACCGCGCATCTTGGGCGACACTTCGTTGTTTGCAGAACCGAAGTTGGCACCAGCATGGGGCACAGGGTGGTTGATCAGAGGCAGCACTTCATTGAGCGTTAAGCTATAAGTTTGGCTAGCAGCAACAGCAGGAACGCTGACAGTAAAGATAGGGAAGAACTGGTTGGTGTTGGTAATAGAAGAAGTACCAACCACATAAAAACAAATGTCAATGGGTTGATAAACATTGACGTTACCAGACGTTGTTAATGTGCCAGCGCTGGTAACAGTGAAGTTTGTGGAAGTAACAGCAGTGACAACAGCAGTTTCATCAACAGCTGTACCACTGGTGTAATCCAAATAAACGGATTGACCAACTTTTAAGTTGTGGTTTGCCAGGGTAACAACCACAGAGGTGGTACCGGTTTGATCGTAGGTACCAGCTGCAGGAGATGCTGCATCCAAGAACACATTACGTTCTTTGGTATAACGCAGCCAGATCTCATCAACGTAGGCGCCGCTAATCGAAGTATCTGTTAAGGAGCTATCAACATCAAGAACGTTGGTTGCGTTACCCACAGCTGTTGGGATCAAGCTTGTGGAAAACAATTGGCCAGAAGCAACAGTTAATAGAGTGCTGTTGAGAAATGGCCGGTCAATCATTGCCGGCTGTTTATTGGTAGAAGAACTAGCCATTCCTTCTGGTTAACGTTATTTGCTAAAGCTATTGTAGCGCAGGTTCAGGCAAACAGCTTCTTAAAGATCATTGGATCAAGTTGCTGCATCCCTTTAATCTTGCTCCCTGCCATCCGATAATCACCAGGGAGGGGGCGAGTTCCTGGAGCACCGTCACCAGGTAGAGGCCTTAGCCCTGGCTCATAGTCACCTGCTCGTGCACCAAGGCCGCGTCCCCTTGGCGTTACATCACGTCCCTGGAGTGGATCAATCATTGTCCTTTATGTTTGGTAGCAAGTTCAACAGCACGCCGTGCTTTTTTTGCAGCAGGTGTGTTTTCTACAAATTGTTTACCGCTGCGGGACTCCCGCTGTTTCTTTTCATCCGTTTGCTTGCGCTCTTCTGGAGACAGACGTGCCCATGCTGCTTTGGGTAAGTAACGCTCTGTGCTTTTCTTACCCGGCTCAATTGCTTTATCAGCCATCGTTAATTGGTCCTCCGTAGAGCCACGCATCACAGGTCCGTGCTGCAGCACACTTGAACTTAAAAAGCTGGCAATAACCTAAGTTGGAATGATCTAAAACGTCATAAGGATCTGCAACACCATTCTCATTGATGCCTTCAATGATGCAATCCAACACCAAACCGGATTGATCAAATGCTGCACAGTTACCGCAACGGGCAGACATCACAGTGTCAACATCACTGTGCCACATGTCTGCTTTCTTCTCCCAGAACCCAGGGTCAGGTTCATCGGGATTTAAAGGACCATAAGCAAAGTTATCAATGGTCCAATTGCGGTTTTTGATATTTTCTTTAATATCAGTTGTAGCACGAGGACATGACTGCCCTACAGCAGTAGCAGTTTTACCAAGCAGAGCTTTTGCTTTGAACTCTTGCATTATCCTTTGTTCTTCTCGTACTCAGATTTGGTCATCCACTTCTGCTCACCCCAACGCTTCAAGGATTTTTGTCCTTCTGTTTTTTCTCCTTTGTAACCACCACCTTTCTTCTTGTATTCTTGCGCCAGGAGTTGAGCTTTACGGGCACTCCACTGACCTGGCTTACCACCTTTGGAGCCAGCCATGATGCGATCTTTAATGCGTTCACGCATTTCTGGTTTGGTATATGCCATCAGAACTGATTTTGAATTGGTCTTTTATTAAGAATAACAGGAGGCACTGCATCCGTTGCAGAACGATCTACCTCACGCATGTAAGCAGGATTGTTTAGCTGATAGCGTGGATCATTGCTACCGTTGTAACCTACAACATAAGAACAAGGGCTGTGTTGTTCTTTCATTTGGGGTTGAAACGGATCAGCAAAACCAGCTGTGGTCATGCTGTAATCCTGATACATATTACTGTAATTAACAGGATAAGCAGAGCTGTAACCGGGAACGTTTGCGAATCTCATGCAAAGTAATTGGTAACAGGTTGGCTCTGCATCATCTTAACCAAACTGTTTACAGAGAAAGGAGAAGTCTTTTTCTCAGACATCTTTGCAATGTAGTTCTTCAGATACTGCTCAGGTGTTTGTTGTTCTTCTTCTTTCTTACCAGTTTGAATAACGATGTTAATGGACTGAGGCAGATCACCACCAGCAGGTTGCTGCCCTGGCTGTACCTGTGGAGATTGCTGATTACCTAAAGAGGCTTCCTGCCCACCTTTGGTATGGAGCAATTCAATCTCATAACCCTCTGGTGTTTGAATAGTTCCTAAACCTTTGCCAGGTTTAAAAGCACCTGCTCCTTTCCAATAGAGCGGGGTGCCACCGGGAACACCAAAGTCAATTCCCTTGTGAAATGTTGAGGCACCAGCAGTGGGTGCAGACCGTGGGCCAAAGCCCGAGGTGATAGGGAAGGACGGTTTAAATCCGTCTTGTGTTTGCTGGTAAAGGGGAGTTTTTGCCTCCCCTACAACCAAGTTTTGCAGGCCACTGCGCCATGTGCTGGGGTCAATATACTGCCCACCTTTTTTAACACGAACATCAAGGTGAGGTCCGGTTGTTGGAAAGATATCCTCTCCAGGTTTTGCAACATAGCCAGTATGGATGATGCCTGCCATAACTATTTAAAGTAATTAGTAGGCTCTGTTGTTACCATCTGTTGCGCCAACTCCATTGGAGATGGGATAGATGAGCGCCTATTCTTTTGATATTCTAATAGGAAACTTAAAGGATCACTAGCTGCTGTTTGTGTGGTCTTAGCTCCATCGGCAATAATGATGTTAATGTTTGGCATTCCTGCCTGTTGCATTTGCTGCTGTTGAGGTTGCTCGCTAGCAATACTTCCTGTTCCAGCTTTTTGTTTTTGTTGCTCGTAGTATTGATACAGGTCACCGAGTTTTTTAGAAGGTTGCCCGTAGTAACTTCCTCCACTAGATGTTGGCAATGCAGCCCACTCTGGAGCAAGCTTGTTAAGAACAGTTCCAAATTTTTCTCCTTTTAGGAAGGGGTCTAATGCGCCTCGCTTTTTATCAATCAAATAAAGAGCAGCAAGGTCTTGGGATTTGGGATCAAACTGAGTTAAACCAAGTGCTTTTGCTGTGCCCTGCCAGGTAGGTTGCAGAAACTGATAGGCGCCAGCAGCAGTACTGGTGTAACCACCACTTGAAATAGCTTTATTAGGATGTTGCCATCCTTTGGAGGTGTCGAATTTGCTACCACCAAACATGGTTTGATAGCCAGCTTCCCCTGGCGTGCCCTCTGCATAGCGAATGGTATTGAGCAGAGCACGTACCTGAGGACGTTGAAGCAGTTCTTCGTAGCGTTGGTGCAGATCCGACATGGGCTTACCGGTAGTTGTACTCGAAGTAGAAGCGGGTACCGATGGCCACGTCTGCTGGTCCGGGTAGAGCTTGGATAAATTCAGCGCCTTCCCGCTCGAAGCGATAACGGGCTTGCATAGGATTCCTATAGTTAGCCACGTATAAGTGCAGAGCTAAGCGATCCGTTTCATACAGATAAATCTCCGTCCAGGTTTTAAGTGTTTCTTTGAAATCAGTCGTTGTGATAGTACGGTCAACATCACCAGCGATGTTTTCTAACCGGTTACGAGGAACTGAATTATTATTCACACTACCTGTCATGTCGGTGCGTTTCTCCGCCTCATCGCACCGACCGACTTGTTCGACCAATTTCGCGTACCAGAAAGAATCCGGTACATTGTTCAAAGCTTCCTCAAGCCTAGCAAGATCACCAGCAGGAATAGATGTGGTGTTATATCCTAGGTGCCAGCGAATCTTTGACTTGAGGAAGTTATCAAGTTGCATTATTCAACTCGAATAAGATTTTCTTTGATAATTTCGTCCCAATCAACACGCTTGATAGCTTTAAGTTGATCTAAACGGACAAACTTTTCGCCGGGCATTGAGGTTTGTAAATCCTTAATATCCCGTGCTGTTTTCAATCCTACTCCAGGTAAATGGTCTGCAATCTGCCTGGCACTCGCAGTATTGAGGTTAATGCGAGTATCCAGTGGGAAAGTTTCTTTATTGGTAGGAATAGGAGGATTAACGCCTTCTTCTTTTAGCTGCTCAGTGAGGCGTTCTTCCGTCCGATCCTTCTCATTGGTAGCACCAATGTGGGGAACCAGATCATCGCGTTCAATGTACAAGACTTCATCTTGTGCATCAATACACATCATGATCCCATCACCGTGGTGAGAAATCATTTCAACGAGTTGGCCAGTTGGTTTGTATTGGTAGAGCATTCAAGAGAAATGACAACTACCAATACAATACCAACCTCAACTCAGCTAATCAATACAGATCAGCTATCGGTGCCACCCACCTGAGAAGCAAAATCAATGAACTCATTGATATCTTCCCAAGCCACAGCAGCAGCCGGACGCAGGTAGTTCACGCGGCAGATAATGTAGCCAGCTTTGCCAGCATCCTTATCGGTCGAGCTGATGAACACACCGTCACCATCCACGGTGGTGGAGGTCACACCGTTCACGTTGAACACCTTGAAGGTGGTGTCCGAGGTGACGCGGTAGAACATCGAGTTGGCAAAGTCACCTGCCACGATGCCGCCAGTGGTCACGCTAGTGGTGAAAGGCAGGTCAGCAATGGTGGTGTCGCTCAGACCCTGAGCAAACAGGGAGCTGGTAGCAGACACAATGGAGCTAGCAGCAGCCAGACCATTTGCTTGAGTTGCAGGCACACCGAACGGAGCGCCAGCGTTGTTAGGACCGAGCAGCAGACCCTCAGTGCTGGTACCACCGATATCAGCGGTAACAGGCGAGGCAGGGAAACCAGCCAAGCCGCCAGCAGGGATGTCCTGAGCAATGGCGATAGAAGCACCGTAGATATAAGCAGGACGTGCCGAGGAGGCAGACACTACCAGGGAAGTGCGGTTATCGCGGACCCGATCATCAGGACGACGATCAGGAGAAGGAACAGTAATATCAAAGCTCTTGTAGCTAGCTTTGTCAGCAGCGAGGTTGTCGATTTTGACGTAGCCAATCAGCTCAAAAGCTTCAACACCAGGCCAGCCATACACACCTTCGGTGTTGTAGGAGGAGAGGCGGTTGATTTGGTTACCGGGCTGGAGAATAGCACCAGCGTTGGACTTGTAAGTAGCCATTGTTAATTACCTCCTTCCTCAAACGATGGTGAACGCAGTGGTCACAAAGTCCTTGTTCAGGTTGGCGAAGCCAGCGTACAGCTGCCAAATCAGGATGATAAAGCGGCTGAAGTCATCATTGTTATTGATGAGCACCTGAGCGTTAGGACCACCAATGCCCACACCCACGGCTTGAGGACCGAAGAACAGTGCAGGAGGAGTGTCGTGAGAAACAGCACCAGCGCCGTCGCCAATGTCAACGGTGATGGTCTTGGAGGGGAAGTTGGTGGACTCGAAGAAACGCACACCTTCAAACACGAAGCCAGAAGGCATGGTGGGCTCACCACCAACGAATTGAGCTTGGCCGTACTGACCACCGCCATAGATGGCAGCGTTAGGGTTCATGCCGCTCATCAGCGGGTTACCAGCGGCAAAGCCGGGGTAACGAGCCACTTCACGGAAGCCCTGATCAGCACGCAGATCCTTCATGAAAGAGGGATCAGCAATACAACGGTAGTAACCGTCAGCAAACACGGGGACGTTACGCTTGCGGAGGCTCTTCACCACCTCAAGCAGGTCGGTCTTCACGTTGAACTTATAACGCTCAGAGGCATACTCAGTAGCGGTATAAGCAGTCAGCGTGGTAGCGCCGGTCTTTGCTTTGTTGTTGGGATAGTAGTAACCACCCTGGGTGTCGGAGGACTGACCACGGGACTCGGACTTGAACAGTTCGTCCAGGAACACACGGTCGCGCCAGCGGCGGTAGTCATCCAGCAGGGTCAGCGAACCGATGGACTGGTGGAACATGTTGAGGTTCCCGGTGTCCAGCAGCAGACGCTGAGCGGTCATCAGAGTCTCACGAGCAATCTTGAAGGTGCTCGGGAGGTTGGCGTTGTTCGGATCTGCAGGACCGGTGTACTCACGCAGAGACACCAGCACCTTGTCCTTAACGATGGACCGGCTGTTAGCAGTACCGATGGTTTGATCCTGGGTACGCTCACGGTTGGTCTTGGTACCAGGGTTACCCCAGAAGCGGTACCGGTCTAACTGAACCGTTTGGCCGGGCTGTTTGGTGAAATCGTGGACAACCACAGGCTCGCAAGCCATTTCCACGATATAAGCTGGGTGGGGACGGTACAGCTCCGCGCCCAACAGCTTGGGAAAGTCGTTATCAATAAACATGTTGGTTATTCAGCGTAGTTTTAGCTGACACCGGAGATCCAGAAAGATCCCTGACTTGTGGCAAAGAGCCACGGTAAATCTGGGAACTTCCGCCCCATTAATAAAATTATAGCAATACTTACTTATTGCCTTTATTAATTTTGCCCAATTTGCTGGACAAAGGAACGCAAAAACCTACCTGCACCAAGGCCGCCTAATGCTGCAGCCGCTGGAGCGATTACATAACCTGCAGCTTGGAATGCGCCAGGGGCAGGGGATACGGGATAACCAGCCTGGTTAACAAGTTGCGTGCCACGACGGCTGGCCTCAATCTCAGAAAGAATGCGACCACTGTTATTGAGATAGTTCATCCCTAAAGCAAGGGATGCAGCACGACGCGCAGAAGGAATAGCAGCACTAACACCAATCGTGGCTAACCCTATCACATTAGGATTGACGCCACCATAGGTATGACGTTGGATCCATTGGAGTGGGCCACCACCTGCTTCAATGGACTGGTGGCCAAGCTCATGGCCAAGGGTAAACTTACTTGCTTTATCAACGTTCAAAGAAATTGCATTCTCACCTAGCTTTGAATAGCTGGCGCCAGATGGCTGAACGTTTGCAGTAATGGTTGGATTTAATCCTGTTTGTTGAGTATATTGACCAACAATTTGATTAAGGGCTGGCTGCTCAAAAGCAGATCCAGTCTCCTGCATTCCACGTTGTTGATATTGTTTAATGGCACCACGTTGTAAAGCACGTGCACCAGCCATGCCAGCTAGTGCAACGCCACTTTGCAATGCTGTTTTAGCAGCTTGATTCACTCGGGATCAAAGTATGGTTCAACATCTTGGTAACCGGCAGAACGGTTCCAATAGTTGTAGCTATTAGGAGGCAGAGGACCAATCCGTTCATACGGGTTGTAGTCCATTGGTTGCAGTGTTGCCATTTCAGAGCGGATCTCTGGGATCAATTGCTCTGTATAAGCTTTTAATTGTTGCTTTGCTTTATCAGCTTTAGACATCAGGATTCAGCCTCAGGTCCGTTGTTGTACATGGCCTCTGGCCCCATTGCAGCACGCAGTAAACGCTGACGCTCTTGCGCAGTCTTCATGTCATAGGACATGCGCATCTGTTGCATACCCAGTGGAGAACCGGGTTGGTTTAAAGCGATATAGCTTGTTTGTAAATCAGAAGGCATTACGTTACCGCCCATGCGTCCTGCTTCGGGTGGAACGCGGTTACGGGGATCAGTGATGTGATACCCCATCAAGGCATTCATGCCAGCATTAGCACCCATGCCACCAACAAAGGCACCAGTCATTGCAGCGCCAGCAGCGGCAAGACCGACATCACGTTTTTTGATAGCACCTTTCATTCCAACAGAACTACCAAATTGTTGAGCCTGGCTACCCATGGTCTGCAAGAATTGTCCTACTTTCTGACCAACACCACTGCTTGCAGATTCTGCTGCTTTCATTCCTGCTTGTGCAACTTGTGCACCCTTTTGTTCAATGCCACGTGCAATGCCGCCTCCTAAATAAGCAGCTGCAGTACGTGCAGATTCTGGAAGCATTGCCATATCTTTAAAATAAAAAAGGGGCAGTAATCACTACCCCTTATTCTAAACTCAATTGTTTTTAAAGATCAGTCCATCACCAGGAGTTTCTGGCGGAACACACCGGGATTGCGCTGAGCCTGCGACAGATAACGCCAAGCATTTGCAGGGTCACGTTCAGCCACGTTGCCAAAGTTATCCCAGAAGTTTTGCGAATCCATGTCTAGCTGAGGACTGGGAGGAACTGGCATATTGGCCCGCTCCAGAGAGGGGTTGTAGTACTCCTGCTCAGGATAAGCTTGCTGCTCTTGATAACCATAAGCAGGTTGCTCATCTTTAACGGGGTAGGGACCGTTCTCACCGAAGAACTCACAGGTGTAATCAGCCAGTACATCAGGATCAGTCAAGATCCGTTCGTAAGCTTGATGTTCCTGGGCCAGTTCTTCCAGCAGTTGAACAGCTTCTGTCAGTTGCTCATAACGAGCAATCAAAGCATAAA